CTATTATTCCAAGTCGGATGGCAAAAGGCTCAAGCGGCCTTACGATTCGAACTCGGATATGCAGTACGAGTTCACGGCAAAGAGCACGGGGAATTTGTGCAAAAGATATTGGGATGTTTCTAAAAACGGTTGGAGAACAGCGAAGAGTCGCTGGAAGATCTCGCCGGTGAAAAAAAAGTGACTAGAAGAACAGAGAATTTAAATTTGGCTCCTATTGGAAAAGGAAGTGTCCAACGGGGTACAAGGAAAGAAACGAATTTTCATTTTAGAGGTAAGGTTAAAATTGAAGGAAAAGAGAATGATATGCGAGAATGTAAAGAGTGTCATAGAATTCTTCCTTCAACGGCTTTTAACACACATGTCCTGAGATCAAATGGAGCTTTTGCTCTTTTTCGAATCTGTCGGGAATGTAGGACTACAGTAAACGCAGAAGTATCTAGCGTAAGAAAGAATGCTCCTCCAAAATCTGATCTTTGCACCTGTTGTCACGGAAAAAAAATCCTTCAGATAGATCATATTCACGGAACAACTACATTCAGAGGATGGGTGTGTAGGAATTGTAATACAGGGATAGGATCATTAGGAGATACTCTGGAAGGGGTGCTACGAGCTGCAATTTATTTAGAAAAGGATAAAAGTAAAATTATAGAAGCATTGAATGAAATTAAAAATGAAAGGATATAAATGAAAGATTTAACCGTACCCACAAAGAGAACTAAAATCTGTGACAATTGTCATGGAAATGGTTACTTAAATGTGGTAGACAATCAAAACCTCACCCAAGTCAAACAGTGTTGGGTTTGTGAGTCAGAGGGAGAATTTAAAAATTATGATCAAGCTGAAGTTGATACTTTTATTTACAATTATTATTTTAACAAGCGGATGCACTGAATTTGCACTACTGATGAGTGGCTCAAGTATTGCTATCAGTCAAAATGCTTATGTTAAAGTTTATAATGGTATGGACGTTTTAACCATTATGGCTACAGAAAAAGATATAAAGAATCATATTTATGATAAAGGAAAAAAACATATACAAACCCTTACCCGAATCGTTAACGATTAAACAAAGCGAAATTGACGGTTTAGGACTCTTTGCCAAAGAAGGCATTGCCCAAGGAACTAATTTAGGCATGAGTCATGTCTTAATTGGATCTGGAATTATTCGAACACCTCTTGGAGGATTTATTAATCATTCCAGTGATGCTAATATAGTTAAAGTTGAACATAATATTAATGAGAAAGATGATCCGCTCCTTAAAATTGCCACAAAGAAATGGAATCTTATTACCCTAAGAGATATTAAAAAAGAGGAAGAGTTAACGGTAAAATATACGTTTTATGATATTTAAAAATATAAAAAGTAATATTTTACAATTTATAGAGGTTTGGTCTCTTAAGCTACATAGCTGGGCCTGGCACAAACAATGGAAGGAAGAGAAACCCGAAGACTGGGTTAAAGGATATAAAAAATGGAAAAAAACAAAATGAAAGACAGGAATTATAAAATTGGAGAAGGGACCAAGGATACTAAACAAGTTTACGATGAGTTCTACGAACATGTGATGCATCTCCTGAATGATCATCAAGCTCCCGTGGAGCTGATCGCAGGAACGATGATTGCTATTGCTCAGAGACTCTATAAGACCCAACTCACTGAGGAAGAGTATCAAGACATGATGGATGTGGTTCGAGATGCTCCTGTTAAACCTTACAACGTGAAGAAAGTGAGGCTCAATTGAGCGAGTGGAATCACTTTATTAATAAAGGAAAACTGGTCGAGCAGCTTTTTGCGCAAAGACATTTGGGCGATATTCAATGGGCTGACAATCAACAGAATATGCATGAGCACTGGGACGTTCAAGGAACCCTAAAGGGTAAGACGTTTAAATTTGACATCAAGGGACTTAAGAAAAAGAATCGCGCCGATGATAAGACTCAGGACAAATGGGCCTGGATTGAAGGCACGAATGTAGAAGGAAGACCTGGCTGGATCAAAGGGAAGGCAGATTATATTGTCTTTGAACGAGACTCCTATTGGCTAATGGTAAATCGTGAGGAGTTGTTTAAATTCACCTGGAAGAAACTCGAAGAGATGGGTTTTCCCAAAGGAAAGAAAGCCTATCATGTGTATGATCGAGCGTACTGGGGAAAGAAGGATAAGATAACGTTGGTGCCTTACGAAGATATTGAAGCGCTAACGGATATAGAAAAATTAGAAAAATGATGGATGAAGCAGAGTTTGGTATTGGTGATATTAGTGAGGAAGAGTTCATAAGAAAACTAAAGAAGGAGGTAAGTATGACTAAGAAAAAAGCTAAAGTTAAAAAGAAGAAGAAAAAAGCTAAGAAAAAAAATAAAAAAAAGAGAAGATAAAGTGAAACGACTAGACAGATATAAATATGTCCGTGTTCCAAGGTCCGATGACGAGGGAAATAGAACGTATGCGGTGGGGGAAACTAAACTACCCAGTGTCACGACTATTTTATCACGGACCAAGGACCAGGGATTCATTAAGAGGTGGAAAGCTAAGGTAGGCGAGGCCAACGCTGAAGTGATTAAGAATACTGCTTCCAAGCGGGGTACGTCCATGCACAAGTATATTGAAGCTTTTATTCTTGGGAGAGGCTACGAGGACATGACTTCATTAGGTCAACAAGCAAAGACCATGGCGAAGAAGATGATTGAGAATTATTTATCACCCATTGATGAATACTATGGGAGTGAAGTGACGTTGTACTACCCTGGCCTTTATGCAGGGACCACGGATCTAATATGTATGCACGATGGTATGGAAACAGTAGTGGATTTTAAACAGGCAAACCAACCCAAACGTAGGGAATGGATTGACGATTATTATATGCAGATTGCTGCATATGCCATGGCCCACGACTATGTTTATGGCTCTAACATTGAACAAGGGATCATAATGGTATGTACTCCTGACCTATATCTTCAAGAATTCAAGTTTCAAGGGGTTGAATTGCGTCAGTGGAAACACAAGTTCTTAAAAAGATTAGATGAATATTATGAAATTATACGAGAACCGAAAATTGATTTTGAGGGGGACAAACAATGAGAACGCCACAAGATATTATTAACCGTAAGGAAGCAAACCAAAGATATTATAAACTGGAAGAGAATAAAGAACAGAAAAGAAATTATATGAAAATCTATTATAAAAAAAAGTTGGGTCACATACCAAACGAAGAGCTTAATGCACAAAATTCAGAAAGATTTGTTAATTACGATATAAAAAAAATTGAGAAATAGGGCACCGCATTTTCACGGGATATAATGGAGTCCTGATCCAAGCTGATTCAGTCGCGGTTCACCCTTAATCATCATAGCTGAATCGGCAACCATAAAGGAGGAGAAATGAGAGAACGAGTATACAAAGCCTTAATCAAACGCTATGAGTCCGAGCAGGAAGATGCACTGCTGAAGATAGATATGCTTCTAGTTAACGCTGGTAGTAGTGCTGTCTTTGTGGGACATGTGGACATAACTGGCGAAATTGATAAATTGCTGGGTAAATGTGCAAGCGCGGAGGAGAAAGTGTCAATATTGAGGCGAAACTATGGCACAAAATAGGCAGGAAAGAGGCAGAAAAAAGGCACAACGTTTTACACATAGTACTAAAACTCATGAAAAAAGTTTTATTACTTTTTTATTTCAAATAGAGCGTAAAACGTCGAAAGTGATGATTAGTGTTGGTATTGCTAGCTGAATGTACGACGTTTTACAGAAACGTAAAACGTATAAAACGTCGTAATCTTAAATAAGTGAGCATTGGCGTACAGTTATGGGGCACGAGGAACGAAAAGTTGGTTGGTATAACTAGTTTTGTCAGTTTTGGTACTATATACAGGTGGGGATGAAAAGGAAAAAATCAAAATATAGGCATGTCATGATCAATAAGAAGAAGTTTTACTTTTATAAAATTTCGTGGGTTGACATTACTGCCGATGGTGGCCATGCTACAGCGGAGGAATTCGATAAGTTCGAATGCTCTAAGATGGTCTCTTTTGGATATATTTACAAAAAGACGAAGAGGTTCATTTGGACTTTTGCAAGTTATGACTCGAAGGATGAGGCTTATTCGGATCGGAATATCTTCCCTACAGGATGTATAACTGGACTCCAGAAATTAAATGTGGAATCCAGATAAAATTATTTTTATTAGTTTTGTTCTGATGCTTTTGGCTCTGACTTATTCTCTTTGGATGAATGTGTATTAGATGTCGGATTGGCAGCAGTATTTTCTGGTTCTTTTTCTTTTTTCTCTTCTTTGGTTTTTAATGGTTTTTGGTCCAACAATGCAGCTTCGGGGGTAACGTTTAAAATTGGTGCGTAATCGTCTAAAATTTGTTTCATTTTGCTTTCTAGCTCTAGCTCTGACATATCTTCTAGTTTCCCATGTTTTATTATTTTTCTGTCTATGTATAATCCTCCTGCCTTGCCACGATTGGTTTCAGCATTCACAGCAGCAGAAAATGAATTCTTCTTCAAAGCCGCCTCTCGAAGTCTAGCCAACTCAGCCACATGAGTGTCATAAGTAACTTTGTGCTTTTCTAAACGTTCTTCTTTAAGTCTCCCTACGTATTGAACGACTAAGGGTGAGAGCCTAGGATTTAATAACTCAGATCCTTCTTGTCTCGATCGATCTTTGCTGTAGCCAGCAGCGATGGCTGCTTCTGATTGAGTCATAGGTCCTTCTACTCCTCCGAATACTACGAACTCAGCAAATCTCATTTGCATTTCAGTTAATCTTTTTGGAACTCCCATAGTTGACAATTTAGGGTAACATTGATAAAAAGTCAATATGAAGAAAGAAAAAACAATTCATGAGTTAGTAAAAGAATTTCCAGACAAAAGTTATAGGGAATTAGAAAAATACAGAGAGGCAGATAGACAGGAAGAAGCTGAACATATTCCTTTGAGCGAATCTCAGAAATCCCAGGATGATCTAGAGCCTATTACAAATACAAAAGGTGTTTGTGTAACAGGGGCTTTGAAAAAAGGTATAGATCCTATTTTATCTAGAGTTAAAGAATTGGAAATTGCTTTGGCTAATGCACTGGAAGTTAATGAGTCACACCAAAAACTTAATGGAAAAATACAAGAAAGATTGACAGAGTTAGAACAAGAGAATATAGAGTTACACACTGACAATAAGAAGTTGGCAAATCAAATCGAAGACAAAGTTGATCAATTAAGAAAATCAGGAATGTAATGCTCGTCAAAGACCTACAACAATTTTTATCTAAATTTACTGAAGCAAATGCGACAGGCACGAAGCAAGGGAATGCTATTTCAAATGCAGTTCTCTTTGTAGAAGTTAATGGACAACTCCATGAGATTAGACGTATGGAAGTACATGAACATAACGCTCCCATCGTTGCTCATCCAGGTCACACAGCACATAGACTTGTTTTAAAAACCGAAAAAGTGTCCCCATTAATTCTGCCTACGAAGCTTCAAAATGACTACTGATGTAACCCCAAAAAACACATGGGTCCAGAAGCTAAATTATATCAAAAACTTAAGACCAAAACTCCCAGAATTATCTGGACACGTATTGAAAACCTTAGCTTACTTGGCTGCCCTGATCTATTGGGGTATAATAATAATCAACACTTTTTTACTGTTGAATTAAAAGTTACTCGAGGTAATAAACTCAAGTTTTCACCACACCAAATTGCGTTCCATATAGCACATCCTAAGAATACATTTATCATAGCCTCGACCCTTGGTCCGAGGTCCGTGAAACTTTTCCATGGTTCACGGATCAGGGAGCTTGTGGCTTGTGGCTTTAAGCTTGATGCTTGCCGCTTGGGGCTTGAAGCTTGCAGCTTGTATCTTGATTCGCTTGGTGCTTGAGGCTTGGCGCCTGGGGCTCTTGGTCCATGGTCCTTGGATCAGTGTTTGGGGTATGTGACATGCTTCACGTCTCTAGACCAGCAGCGTCTACAGCTCTTACACTGGTTGTCTTGCTTCGATGCAGGACAGTCGCCGCCTTCATCCATGACCGTGGACCAATGAGTCCAGGCTGTTCCAGGTTTACTATTATTTTTCGCGTTGCTTAATCTTATTGTTAAGTTGTCGGGGTATGAACCCAGCGGCAGGTATTGTCTCTCCTGAGTCGGCAGCCAGTGCATGGTCCCTGGAGTATTATTACAAACTTCAAAAATTTTCTTGAGATGTGCGACGCCCTGAATATCTCCCGAGTCATGCCATCTAAAATGCTTTTTCTTTTTAACTAGTGTTGTCATAGCCTCCACCCATTGTGGATGGTCCAGGCTCTTCAGCCGTCTGGCTAGCGCGTCCTTCACATTTGGAAAATTGTATCTTCCTTTAAAAGCATAACATTTATGGCATGGCGTCTCTGGGACCTCCCTGAGCTTTGCGCCAGTCTGGCAGGCGCTCGCTGGTAGGTTATAGGAGCCCTCAGGCATCTTGCCTGGAGCTGATAAACCACCTGTTATTTCTTTCGCTTCTTTCTTTAACATAATATTTTATATCACCTGAATGCGGCCATGTTATGACGCTTGCGGCTTGGAGCTCGGAGCTTGGAGCCCGTTCCTTCTACCCTCAGGCTGGGTGCTTGCAGCTTGTCGCCATTGATCCTGATCCGCGGGCCATGCTTAGCCCATCCGTTGCTCATGATTTTTAAA